ATGGAAAAGTAAAGCGTGTTATTATAAACATGGCTCCTAGACATACTAAGTCTGAGTTTGCATCTTATCTATTACCTGCCTGGTTAGTGGGCCGTAATCCAAAATTAAAAATAATTCAATCAACACACAACACTGAATTAGCTGTAAGGTTTGGACGAAAGACTAAGAACCTAATGGACTCGCAAGAATACAAACAGGTTTTTGAAACAAGGCTCAAGGAAGATTCTCAAGCTGCAGGAAAATGGGAAACTGAACAAGGTGGTGAATACTATGCTGCCGGTGTTGGGTCTGCAATTACTGGAAGGGGTGCTGATCTATTAATTATTGACGACCCACATTCTGAACAAGACGCATTAAACATGCAAGCATTAGAACGTGCGTACGAGTGGTATACTTCTGGACCTAGGCAACGTTTGCAGCCAGGTGGTACAATTGTTTTAGTTATGACTCGTTGGCATCAAAAAGATTTAACTGGACAATTAATCAAATCACAAAAAGAACCTAAAGCTGATCAATGGGAGTTAATAGAATTTCCTGCTATCTTACCAAGCGGTAAACCATGCTGGCCAGAGTATTGGAAGCTAGAAGATTTACAAGCTGTTAAAGCAACATTACCTGGATCAAAATGGAATTCACAGTACATGCAAAATCCAACTTCGGAAGAAGGAGCACTGATCAAAAGAGAATGGTGGCAAGATTGGGATGCAGATGATCTTCCAGCATTAAGACATGTTATACAATCTTATGATACTGCATTCATGAAAAAATCTTCTGCCGATTTTTCTGCAATTACAACCTGGGGCGTGTTTCAAAAAGATGAAGACTCAGGTCCTTGTTTAATGTTGATTGATGCATGGAAAGATCGAGTCGAGTTTCCAGAACTTAAGCGTATCGCATTAGAACAATACGGCTACTGGCAACCTGAAACAGTTATCGTAGAATCTAAAGCATCGGGGCTACCTTTAACTTATGAGTTGAGAAAACAGGGAATACCTGTTATAAATTTTTCACCATCAAAGGGAAATGACAAGCATACTCGCGTCAACTCAGTTTCCCCATTGTTTGAAAGTGGTAAAATCTGGGCACCTACTCATATGGAGTTTGCTCAAGATGTTATCGAAGAGTGCGCTGCTTTCCCTTATGGTGATCATGATGACTTGGTCGATAGTATGACACAAGCTGTGATGAGATTTAGACAAGGTGGTTTGATAGAACATCCTGAAGATTACAAAGAGGATCAAGGACCACGAAAAGCAAAAAAGTTTTATTAATATGGAAAATAGTTACGAACAACTTATAGACGATTACAACAACGGTATTTTAGTAGAAGCCGGAGAAAGTTTAACAGATTACATTAATAGAATGGGTGGTGTAAAAAAAGCTAATGGTGGAATTATAACTGCATTAAGAATTGGTTTATCTGAAGGATCAGATGAAGAATCAGGGTTCTTGAAAAAAGTTGTTAACTATATCCCACCTAACGTAAGACAATTCACTTACGATGTTTTTGGTGGAGATAAACCATTTACAGAAAAAGATTTATCTGAAGATTACAAAGATGAACTTAAAGGTATAGCTGAAAAAGTTTTATCAGAAGGAAAAGGTTCTATTCAATACGAAGACTATGAAAAAGGAACTATGGATAAACCTTTATTATTAAATTTGTTAAGTAAAAATTATAATTTAAAAACTTTAATAGGTTCAGGAAAAGTCGAAGTAAATGAGGATGGAGAAATTATAGTAACAGATAAATTTGATTTTAATAATGCTAAAGATATTAATTCATTGGAAGACGTAAAAAAAGCTGCTGTTGAGGTTAAGAATGCATTTTTTGGTGAAGGAGAAAATTATATGGGAACTGGAGGATTATATTCTGCAATTAGAAAAGCAGCAGAATACGTAGGATCAAAACCAGGTGAAGGTTCAGATATCACAATTAATTTAGGAAAAAGACAAGAAGCAGCTGACGGGGGTATAGCCAATTTATTGAAAGTAGTTAATTTATAATGAAATACCCTAAAACAAATCTGTTGCCTCCAAAATCAGGCCCTAACCCTCAAGGCTTGAATATATCCTATAATACTGTTAAAGAGGTAAAGGAGAAAATATATAATGGCGGACAACGTAGACAAATCATTACCAAACACAAGAAGCGAAGTTAAGATACCATCTCAAGAGGAGATTACAGAAAAAGTACAAGAGAAAGTTACTGAAGAAGTAACAGCTCCTGATGGTGTTGAAACGATTCAAAATGAAGATGGATCAGTAGATGTAAACTTTGATCCTAGAGCCGTTGCCCCTGCAGAAGGTGATGAGCACTATTCTAATTTAGCCGAGTTCCTTGGTGATGAGATTCTTGATCCATTAGGCACACAACTACAAACAAACTTTGAAGAGTATAAAGAATCTAGAAGAGATTGGGAAAGAACTTATACTCAAGGATTAGATTTATTAGGATTTAAATACGAAGACAAAACAGAACCTTTTCAAAACGCTAGTGGTGCTACGCATCCAGTCTTAGCAGAAGCGGTTACACAATTTCAAGCTTTGGCTTATAAAGAATTACTCCCGGCCGAAGGACCAGTAAGAACAGCGGTCGTTGGAAAAATTACTCCAGAAAAAACTCAACAAGCAGAGAGAGTTAAAGATTATATGAATTACGAACTTATGGAAAAGATGCCAGAGTTCGAACCTGACTTTGATCAATTACTATTTTATTTACCTTTAGCTGGTTCAGCATTTAAGAAAACTTATTACGATGAATTAATGAATCGTGCAGTTTCTAAATTTGTACCGGCAGATGATCTGGTTGTTCCGTATACGGCTACCTCATTAGACGATGCGGAAGCAATCGTTCATGTTTTAAAAATGGACGAGAATACTTTGCGTAAACAACAAGTAGCAGGTTTCTATAGAGACATCGATTTAGGAACACCAACAGATAATGCTACAACAACCTCAGATCTTAAAGCTAAAGAACGAGAACTAGAAGGAATTAGAAAAACAACACAAGAAAATGTTTTCACACTTTTAGAAATACACACGGATTTAGATTTAGAAGGATACGAAGATAAAGATATGGATGGTAATCCAACAGGGATTAAACTTCCGTACATTGTTACTTTAGAAGAAGCAACAAGATCTATTTTATCTATTAGAAGAAACTATGAAATTGGTGATCCTAATAAATCTAGAATAAAATATTTCACTCACTTTAAATTTTTACCTGGTCTGGGTTTCTATGGCCTAGGTTTAATTCACATGATCGGTGGACTATCAAGAACAGCAACACAAGCCTTACGACAACTATTAGATGCAGGAACTTTATCTAACTTACCTGCAGGGTTTAAACAAAGAGGAATTAGAATCAGAGATGATGCACAGTCAATTCAACCTGGAGAGTTTAGAGACGTAGATGCTCCTGGTGGAAATATAAAAGATTCATTTATGATGCTTCCATTTAAGGAACCATCACAAACTTTGTTACAGCTTATGGGCGTCGTAGTACAAGCAGGTCAAAGATTCGCTTCAATAGCAGACTTGCAAGTAGGTGAGGGTAATCAACAAGCAGCTGTGGGTACGACAGTAGCATTGCTAGAAAGAGGATCGAGAACAATGTCTGCGATCCATAAAAGATTATATGCTTCACTGAAAAGTGAATTCAGATTATTAGCTCGAGTCTATAAACTTTACCTCCCACCAGAATACCCCTATGATGTTGTGGGTGGTTCGCGAACAGTTAAACAAGCGGACTTTGATGACCGAGTTGATATACTGCCAGTTGCAGATCCAAATATATTTTCTCAAACACAGAGGATCTCTCTCGCACAAACGGAACTTCAGCTGGCAGTTTCCAATCCACAAGTACACAACGTTTATCAAGCGTACAGAAATATGTATGAAGCGTTAGGTGTAAAAGATATTGATTTGTTATTAAAAAAACCACAACCGCCAATGCCAAAAGATCCTGCATTAGAACATATTGATGCAATGGCAGGTAAACCTTTTCAAGCTTTCCCTGGTCAAGACCATAGAGCTCACATTACGGCGCATTTAAATTTCTTAGCTACTAACTTAGTACAAAATTCACCGATGATGGTAGCAAGTATTGAGAAAAATATTATGGAACACATTTCATTAATGTCTCAAGAGCAGATTGAAATAGAATTTGCACAAGAATTACAAACAGTAGCTATGATGCAACAACAAATTCAACAGAATCCTCAGCTTCAACCTCAGTTAATGAACATAATGCAGAAGATTGAGTCTAGAAAAGCTGTATTGATTGCTGAAATGATGGCAGAATTTAAAAAAGAAGACTCAGAAATTAATGGTGGCTTAGGTGCTGACCCATTAACTAAGTTAAAAGCAAGAGAATTAGACTTGAGAGCAGCCGAAAATCAAAGAAGAGCTGAAGATGATGAAGAAAGAATCAATCTTGATCGTATGAAAGCTATGATGAACCAGGCTAACTTCCAACAGAAGCTAGATCAGACGGAAGAATTAGCAGAATTAAGAGCTGCAACAAGTTTAACGAAGCAGGAAATGTCTACCGCAGGCAAAAAATTTGATTTCGGTAGAAATTTCCCTAAAAAGTAGGTATAAACTATTTAATAAGGAGAAAAATATGGTTAAAATAACTAAAGAGCTAGGAGTTGGTAAAGACGGCTACCAAACAGGTGGCGTTGAGTATAAAGAAGAAGTTGGGAAAGTAGCAGTAGACCCAAGATCTAAAATTATTACCAACCAAGACGATCCTATGAACAAAATCAACGAAGGAAATACAGTTGATGTTCGAGGTAGAAGAAGAATGCTAGCTGATAAGAAAAAAACAGCAACTTGGTACTAGTATGGCTTGGTTTGGTTTAGCAAAAATTGCTTTGCAAGCTGGAAGTAAGATTTATTCCAACCGCCAGAAAACTAAGATGGCTATGTCTGATGCACAATTAATGCATGCAGAGAAAATGGCCCGTGGTGAGGAAGCTTACCAAGGCAAACTACTAGAAGCGAGACAAAACGACTATAAAGACGAATTTGTACTCGTGATAATTTCGGCGCCAATCATTGTGTTAATGTGGGCAGTGATGAGTGACGATCCGGAAGCAATGGAGAAAGTAAAATTATTCTTTGAATACTTTCAATCGCTTCCAAGCTGGTTTACGAATTTATGGATCCTTGTCGTAGCTAGTATTTTTGGTATTAAGGGGACACAAATATTTCGTAACGGAAAAAAATAGGAGATAAAAATGAGACAAAACGGAGTAAGATCAAATGTTAGATTTATGAAATCTGGCGGCCGAGCGACAAAAGCTGGCGGAGGATCAATGTCGA